AGCGGGTAAAGAGGTTACCAATAGGAATGAAGACCATTTACATGGTGAAGTATTCCTCGTCACGATCAAACTCGTAATAGTTGCTGAACGTTTCTGTGTATTTTGAAAAATCGATAAAATCAGAAGTTCGCAGATTACGGTTTTGATAAGCTTCCGGGCAGAACGCGTACCGTGGAAGGTGGAGATCGCGGCATCGGAAGAAGTTGCGGGATGATGGCTTTGGCAGGACTGCTCGAATGAAGCGGTCACCGAACGGGTCGATGTTGCAGTCCGGGACTACGATGTCTGAGGACACGAGTCCGAGTGTGGTCAGATACTTCATCGATTTTCGCGATAAAGTACTGACGTACTCATCAAGTGCTTCTCTAGTGATAGAGAACTTCTTCATGATGTACTGTATGGCGTCATAGAATTTGACAGCAATGACGGGATCCATACACGAGTATAATTGGCCAAGTAAACGTGAACAACAGTCAATAGGACCAGTTGTCTCACGATCCGGAAAGATCGACGAAGCGACAATGAACTTGATGTCCCGGGTGGGACGACCGTCTCGGAAGTAGTATCCAAGCCAGTGTAGGTTGTCGGGGTTGTCGGTCAGAACAGTCTTGTCTACAGACATGACTGCACCGAATGTGGTCTTGAGCTCAAGAGCCAGGGCATCGAGGTCGATTGAATCACGGAGGAAGAGAGTAGAGTCGTCCCCGTAATAGTAATCCTTTACGATGATGTTGCCTTCAGTGCGCCGAAGCGCAAGTCGCATTTGGACAGCGTTGACACAAGTATCCATGAAGTTGGTGAACATAGATCCAGATGGTACACCTTGAAACTTCTGGAACCTTAGTCCAGTTGGTGTTCTGATCTTCGTCTTGATAAAGTACGAGATCATAGCTTTCCAGCGACGGCAAGTCTGGTCTGGGTTAACATTCCAAACTTTCCCTTCACTATCTTGTACCTTAGTGAAGTCGAACCAACCTGAAACGTGAGCGAAGACGTCTCGGATGATCCATTGGGGCACGTGTGCGTCGAACTGTGACATGTCGGCATTCAAGTTAGCTTTGACTTCCGGAGAAGTGAAGCTGCGGGCCAAGTGTTGATGGCCAGAGAGAGCTGTCTCGAGTCCTAACCCGTAGAAGGTATCGTACTCGTTACAGTGAGGCTTGAGATGTGCGACAAGAGGAAGAAAGTAGCGAGCTTCCTCTAGAATCACGTCCGTTGGCATTCCCCATACTGGTCGAATTTTGGTCTTTGACTTTTCAGACGCCACTGTCCTATG